CCCGTACTTTGGCCAATAATTGCGCCGACATCCTGTACGGGGACGGCTGGAAATCGACTGCGTTACTGCCTGAAAGGGTGGCTGTACGCGCTTGCCAGATTTCAACAGATATCATCAAGCTCGCATTTTGGATTGCTTCATCGCCTACATAACTCACTGGCAAATAACTTACAGTGCCAATAGGTGAAACTGCGTGACGATCTTTTTCAGTAGGTGAACCAGTAACATCATAAGCAATGTAATCGATACCAATAGATGTGATGACTTTTGTGCCATCGTGAGGTGCTCCGTTACCTGAAATGCTTACGGACTGACCTACAAAATAAATGTTTTCAACTCGTGTGTCGAAGTAAAGTGTTCCCTCAGTTGTTGTGTTGCTTTGAAAACAATTGTATTGCTGGTTCTGCCAAAGCATAGGCAGAAGGACTGCATCGGCTGCATCGCAAACTGATTGAAGCGTGGCGTCTGGATACAGCGTGCCGACTCCGAGTGTTGATCGGAGTTCTGCGACTGTTGTAAGTGCCATTGCAATCCTTTCTAAAGACTCTGAGGGGTAGAGGGCTACTACCCCTCAGAGCGACTTAAAGTGCTACTGATTAAGCAGCGTTGAAGCGGAATCCGCCAGCGTTGATCTTCTGAGCTAGTGCGCCGTATCCGTAGTAACCTACTTCAACCTTGCCTGTACCAACCTTGTCAGCGCGTAGCTGTAGGCGTGGTGACTCGTACCATGTGAAAGCATCGCGGTTTACAACCATGATTGTTGCATCGCCTTGACCTGTTTGTGTGTAATCCACATAGAGATCTAGACCAAGTAAAGATCCGCGTAGTGAAGCTGCACCGATTGCGCCAGCTGCGTTCATTGGTGAAGCTGCTGTCAGAATTGGTCGCTTTGTTGTGTCGTTAAGTGCGATCAAGTTTGCCCATTGTGTAGGAGAAACAATAACGCCTGTTGCGAACTTGAATGTGTTTGTGTAGATAGATGCAGCAGCGCGTGAAACGAATGCTGACAACTCATCTCCATCCCAAGGAAGTGTAACTGTTGTTCCATCAACTGTTGCAACAGATGCAATCTCATCGAATGCATAAGAGTTTGTTGCCTTAGCGTATTGATCAGCCATGAGGCTCTGCAATTCTGCAAAGAAGGCAGGAGATGTGCGGTCAAGGACTTCAACATCGAAAAGTTGCATTCCTGCGAACTTGACAACATCTACATCTAGGTACTCGATCTCGACCTGAGTATCTGAGAATGCGCCGCCTTCTGCTGCTACTGCAACACTTGGAGCTGTCTTTACGCGAGGAATCTGGAACTTCATACCTGCATCTGGAAGTGTGCCTGTTGAAATTGCATCGATTGTAGCGCGTGTTGCTGTTGTCTTTCCGTTAATGATCTCTGTCAATTGACGAGTAGGAACAAGACCTGCAACATCTGTTGTGTTTGTATCTGATGCAGCCTTTAGGTACTGACGAGCATTCTCGTCACCGAACTGCGCACGGATTGTGTTTTCTAAAAATACTTCTGGAGCTAGGTTAATGCGTGGTGCTGTGTAGTATGCTGCTGTAACAGTAGGACGAGCAGCCTCGACAGCCGCTGCCTCTACTGAAGGTGTTGCTTCGACTGCTGAAGTGGTATCTTCCACGGCTGTCTCGCTTTCTGTAGTTGGGTTTGTTTCAACAGGGGCGAGAGGATGACCCTCAACTTCCTCTGCTGCGATCTCTAATACTTGAGCAGACTTAAAGGCTGGCTCTGTTACTAGAGAAACTTCTTTTAGTGTTGCTGCTGTTACGACTGTGTATCCATCGCGTGATGGCTTTGATGCTTTAATGTCTGCACCAATTGAAAGTCCTGTAACCAAACCTTCTTGCGCCATGATCATTGCATCGTTACCGCCTGTGCTGCGGCTTAGCTTGAATGTTGCGTAGATACCATCTTCACGAACTTCTGAAGCGATCATTCGACCAACAGGCTGCTTCATGTCATGCTGTGAAAGAAGCTTGATCTTTGTAGGATCTGTGATCTCAATAGAGCCAGCCTCAAAGACATAAGAACCAAGATTAGTGTTACCGATCTCGCCTGTGCCCATTGGCACAATTTTTCCTGAGATCTCGCGCTTTTCTTCGCTGCACTCGATTGATGATGCTTCGATGTATAGAGTTTCCATTATTCTTCCATTTCGTTTCCGTTAGGAGATAGATCTTCCATTTCCATTGCTTGCTCTGTAGTGATTAGACCAAGTGAAAGCATCTTCTCAATAACCATTAAGCGATCCATTGGGTTAGTGCGAAGGAAGGTGTCATCGACTGCGAACTTTGTGTAATGTCCAGAAGTCGAAACATCATCCATAGATAAGCGAGCTTCAATCGCTGAGATGTAAGGCTGGATCATCCAGATAAACTGTCTGCGCTCATCTTGGACATTCGCATAGGTCATCGTTGTATTTTGGTCAGCTGAGAGGTAGTAAGGTGGCACTCCACATGCGCGAGCAATCTCTGTTGCGCTGTTTTGGATTGCCTCGTTATACATCATGTCTTTAGGTGAGAAGGATGTTGCGTTGTATTCTAAAGTAGATGTTAGATAAGCAGTTGCTCGATTAAGGCGAGCGTTTTTCCATGCAGATAGTAATCCTTGGACTTCTTTAGGATCTAGATCTGCGCCATTGTTGCGGATGTATCCGCTAGGCATTGGAGTCTGCGCTGCAATTGCAGCAGCTTTGTGGATGTCGATTGCGCTCTGAATTGTGCGAGCAGATGTGTTGAGCAATCCTTCATCCTTCTGGAAAGTGATGAGAGATCCAACACCTGACATAGGTACTGCAATACCATCGACATAGTATTGAGTGACAATCTGCTGAGGAAAGTTTGTTGTGTATGTGACACGATCATTAGAGATCCACTCAGCGCGAGCCATGCGGTTATCCTCTTGATAAGTCTCTTTAATCTGCCAGTAAGCTGTGCCGAACATGAGCAAGCTATCAACTGTCCAATAGATTGTTACAAAGCGCGGTTGATTAAGTGATGGCTGCTCTACCCATCGAGGAGCTGCGATGTGTTCACCTGTGGACTTCTTGTAATACTCCAGAGGGATTGTTGCAATAGTGCCAGCGATTAGATCTCTGCATCGCTTGACAGAAGGCACAGTCATCGCATCATTACGAGATACGGCTGGCAAGTAGTAGTAGTTATTGGCTGTGACGAATTGATCGCCTAGAATTTGAGGGGCGTATTGCGCTTTAAGCGATGAACGCTCATTCTCATTAGATGTTGCTTCAGCTTTGCGGAATAGACCCATAGTCATAAAGTGTAGCATTTGTCAAGTAATTAGACAACACGCCGCGGCGTGTCTAAGTATAAATTTGAGGCTTAGGCTGAGGGATCATTAACTTGGAAACTGCCATAGCAATACCGATAGGTGCAGAAATGTCACCTGCTGACTTGCGCTTAATAATACGCCACGCTGAGTCATTGACCTTAGCTGCGCAGTTATTCATCTGCTGGATGAACTCAGCCTGTCCATTGTGCACAACTCGATGATTGACTAAGCCTTCTAACAGGTCTCCACAAGCCTTGTAGAACTGCTGCCCTGAGACATCCTCGACCACTACGCCAGAATTGGCTAAGCGATCTGCAATCGTCTGAGTGGCGTACTTGTCAAAGCAGACTAGGCGCGGCTTATAAATGTCACACCATGCTTTTATACTTGCTGCCATCTTTAACTCATCTATGGCAACCTGTGAGCTGTAAGTCTCTAGGATACCGATGCCAATCCTGCCGTCTGGCAATAACTGACCAGCAACGAGTGAGCCGTTACGCCTTGAAGGGCTAACATCGAATCCGAAAATTGTGTAAGCACCAACCGACATCTCAAGCTGTGAGTCGCTAGTCTCCTCAAGGATGCCATGCGGCCAAGGGCTGCTTAGGGAGTCGATCCATTGACACAGGGTCTCTGTGCGTGTGTTCTCAATTGGTGAAGTAGCAATTGCTTCTTCAATCGCCTCTTCTGTGATGGTGTATCCCAGTGAGGGGTTAGCCAAAGCCCATGCATCTCGATCTGTGATCTTGCAATACTGTGGCGCAGAATACTCATAGAAGCCAAAGGACTTAGGCGGATAATCTATGGCGCGCTCTCTGAGATCGTTGAGTACCACGCTGAAAGCGTCTCCTGCATTACTGGTAAGAAGCGTTTGAGAGTTTGGGTGAGCTCTAGTTGTAGGAGTAGCAGCTCTAAATCCTTCTTCTGTGATTTCTCGGATTTCATCGATGTAGAGGAGTCCATTGACTGAACGACCGCGGCTGCCGTCTCTAGTTGCCGCAACAACATCGAGCCTTGCTCCAGATAACATCTCAATTGACTCTGTGCCGTTAGCGTGTCGGATCTGTTTGACGAATCCTTTAAGGTGGTCATTGGTCTCCAATAGTTGAGTGATTTGTCTGAAAGTGTCTAGTGCCATGCTTCTGTTAGAGGACATGATTAGGACATTGGTTTCCCACTTAATTAAGTGTGCAAGGATTAACATACGCGCCAAGTGAGTCTTGCCGTTCTGTCTGGCTACGAGAATGAGGTTTGTCTTGCGTATCCAGTTGCCCTTCTTGTCCACAGTCAGGATGTCTTTGAGGACAAACTCCTGCCAGGGCAATAGAGGAATTTTAACAATCTCACAGAGGTCTTTTACATCTTGCAGCTTGTTTGCGCCCTTTAACAGAGGGCTGTGAAGCCTCGGCTTGGTTGCCCCTCGTAGGGCTTTGGGCTTTCTGGGCTTAGTTGTCATTGACTCGGATTAGGTCGGGTCTTAAATGGACTGTCCAGCATCGTCTCGGACTGCATCGGGGACGGATGGACTGAAAAGACAGGGGGGGTAGCCGTCCGTGCTAAAAAAACACCCTCATTGAGCGCACCCTTGCGTAGGTTGCATGGCTTACATAACACTCTTAGATTATCAAGGCTGTGGTCTCCACCTACCTTGCGTGGGATGATGTGATCGATGTGCATCTCACCCTCATCTGTGCCACATAACTGACACATGCGACCATCACGCATGAACACGCGTTCACGCTGCTCTCGATATCTACGAGAGTTTAGCTTATCAATAGCCATTAGATCTCATCATAGCAATTACCACACAACCACCAAGCATGAACTTCCATTGCTTCTGCTTCATCAATGCGTTCTTCGCATCTGTTACACATAACAGTAGCTGCTTCTTCTAATGCCATCCCTTTGCCTTCCAATGATCTAACGCTATGCAAGGTTCACCATAGCGATGACCAATGTACTTCAATCCCCATTGTATCTGCTTATATCCATTTACCCTAGATAGATACTCGCTGCGCCCCTGGGGTATTCCATGATGAGAACCATTCTTTGCTTCTGGTCTCCAATTAGATTCTTTGGTATAGAGCTTATCTAAACACTTAAATTCTTTATAGTTATAGCCTAATGCTACTAATGCATATTCTTTATAACTTACATATTGTATTGGTTTAGATCCACCTGCATCAGGCATGATGCATAGAGCTATCCCAATAGCTACTAGCACCCCGCGACCTACCCGCCTCAGCGGGTCGCGGTGAGCCTTTGAGAGGCTCTGCGCCGTTAGCGTACCATCCGTGTCAAATCCATTTGTATAAGTGCTGGTCAAAGCGGTGTTTCGCATTGGAATAACTCCTTTGTTATACCCTGTGGATAACTTCTGTGGATAACTTTTCTCTTAGAACCATTGGTATTGGGACACTAGATCCAAACACAAGATCAGCTTCTAAACACTTTTGACAAATGCAATAATCACAAAGAATGTCATCAATAATGCAATCTAAATCGTCATCGTATCTGAACCATTCTCTTCCAAGTGCCTTTGATTTAAATGCTTTATGTAGTGCAGTTTCTAACAAAGCCGTTCCTTGAACATAACCTAACACCTGAATTTGCATGGGTTCGAAAGTGTTTAACCAATCTGGATAACCATTGTTTTCCTTATTGACTTCAAGCTCTAATTCTTTAAATCGCCGTAAAGGATCAACACTTAGACCGACTTTAACCATGTCTGCACCGGCTAATTCATTTGATACCCAGAAGAAATACACGACTGGCATTAAAGGTCGTTCAAGCATGTCTCTAGCTTGTTTTAAATAAGAAGTTTCCCAAATGTTCAATCTTTGCCCCATCCCTTGCCCTTAAAGTGAATTGGATTAGCTGCAATAATCTTTACCATAGGCTCATTACAATAGTTGCATAGAACTACTGGTCTATTGTGCCATCCATGATTGATCTCTTGATTGAGATTGCATCGTGAGCATTTGTAATCGTAGGCTGGCATGTTAAGCACCTCTGTATCATGTAAGACCCACAGGCTGTGCAGCGGTCAATGTCTGCTTCTGTGGGTTCGCTAGTAATGTGACCATACTTTAATTGGAGTAGCGGTAAGAGATCCTCTAAGCGGATGATGGCGGCATACTCACGCGCATCTTCACCCTGTCCGTTTAGTCGTATCACTCCAAAGCCCAATTCCCCCGAAAGAGCTGTGCGAGCTTTTAATTGCCTAATGTAAGCCAATGGTTGAAATCCAGCGCGGGCTTTGACTTCAACATCAAAGGGCACATTGACAATATCCTTGCCACTACCCCTCCCAACACATGCACCTTGCCACACAGTCGATAGGTACTGTGCGACAACACGCTCTGTGCGGAATCCTCTGTGTTTCCTGTGCTGACTAGCCATTAACTGCTTTACACTTGCGGCACTGCCATGCGCCAGCTGTTAATACGCCATCTTTAATTACTGCTGGGATGATAATGTCAGATGCCAGAGTAGGCTCATTACACAGCTGACAAGGTATCGTGTCGATCATCTCTACATCCTCTAGGCGTGTCCAACCGCCATCACCATGCGCGTTCCATACTTCTACATAGCCCATTACAATCTCGCCTTCTGTGGTTGCCACTTACCATCTGATCCAAGTTGATACCATATTGGTGGACAGTCAGACTTGACTCCACCTGCGTTCATGTGAGCGCATTGATAGCCACCCCAAGCGCGTCCATTCTTCTCACCCTCACGCCATCGCATGTGTCCATGCTTGCATTGAGGTGCTTCCTGTGCCTCTGGTGTACCGAGAATGTCCTGCACTAGATCGAGTGTTTTCTCTAATGTCTGCGGTGCATCGACTACGCCTCTATATTGTCCGACAGGTGTCGTCCAGTAATCCTGATCGTCAGGCTTTACATCTGCGACTGCTGGCTTTACTACTTTTGTAGCAACAACCTTGCTCATTTCCTCGCGGCTTGGTCTTTTTCCTTTAGCAGCATAACCTGCATTTGCAAGTGCCCGACCGATTGCCGAAGTTTCACAATTCTCCAATGCAGAAGTCTGATTAACGCCGCGATCAGTAACCTTTTCCTCAGCGAGTCCTGTTGAAAACGCGGAACTGCATTGAGCAGTTTTAAATAAATACGCTTTGACAATGTATCGATCCTTTTCGCACACTTCCAGTTCAGTCGATATGCGGAAATCCGGATAGTCCTTAATAAACTTTTCAAGTCTCACCTCGACTGTCTCGTAATCGGCTAAGTTAAACATAGAGTTCATTTTCCTCTGTGGCTAGTTGTCCTGCGAGCGCGCCATAGCTGCATAGATCGACCCAGTTGTCAATGTGCTGAGCTGACTGATTGGTACGGGCAAGTTTGACGAGTACCATAATTCCTGCCACTTGGTAGTCATGAATTGGCGTTTGTAAGTATGCGCTGAGGAGCATTGCTGTGTGTTGCAAGTTATCCGCAGGGTGACCATATGATAAACCACGCTCGCGGATAGTGTCCGTGGCTGTGAGTAGGATTTCATTAGCGCGCATCTGTTGTCGCTCGCTGATATGACTTAGCAACGATTAGACCCTCGCGCTTGCCTTCGTTAAAGCCCTTTGCCCAACCTACCAAATACCATAACGCATTAGCTGCTAAAAGCAGCACAATCATTGGCATTTCAAAACTCATCTTATTTCCTATCCGTAGCAACGCCCTCGGTTGCTTACAGAATTATTGTGACATAGAGCCACGACATTATGTGCTTGAACACATAACGAAACGATAACGATTATCTGGGTCTGCCGTAGGACTTGCCAGACACAATGAAGGTGCCGTCCTTCTCGATGTTGATAAGATCAACCTGAACCTTAGCCTTATTCACATAAATGATGGCGAAAGCCTGTTGCCAGTTAGCCACGCCTTTAGTGTAAGCAGCCTGCTTAAAATCCATGAGGTTGCCGACCTCGACACCATGCAGGACACGCCCTATACGACCCCCAGAAGCCTCTGAGAAGGCCGAACGCCCTGCTCTGTGAGTATGTCCTGAGATGATATTCTTTCCATGCCTACGAGCCGCTTCAAGGGCTGATAAGCCCCCATGTGGCTTTATGGGTGTGTGGTCTCCATGAACTGCAATCCAGTTGGGAGCAATAGCCATAGGGTTCTTGTGAAAGGTAATACCGAGTTCATCGAACTTCATAAACTTCTCAAAACGAAGCTCTGGCAGTGCCCCGAACGCTGGCACTTTAGCCATGATGATGTTATACAGGCGATCTGTGTGATTGCTACGAATGCAATCTGTTACGCCTAACTCCCAGAGAAGCTGAACAGCCTCATTCCGATCATCATCTAGGGTCTGGGCATAAGATCCCATGCGCCCTTCTTCCCACTTGCTTATCTGTGGAAGGTCGATCTCATCGCCAATGGTGACTACTTGATCTGGCTTGAACTTTGTTATGAAGTTTGCAAGGTTACGAGTAGCAACCCTGTCATGGTAAGGGACTTGTAAGTCCGAGACTACGACAATTCGCTTAATCGTCATCCTCATCATCTACATAATCGCCGAACTTCTCAGGCGGTACGCCATCAGGCAGGATCCAATGAGGGTAAGCCTGTGGCTCTGTAATCATGAACATCGCTATGTCCTCAGCAAAACCTGCGCGCTTTAATGACAGGAAGTATTCATAAAGCCCAATGCAATAAGCATCTAGCTTTGAGTAGCCCTGCTCCTCTAATGCCTTAGTTGCTTTTCTTGCCATAGCACAATGTTACCTGTCAAGCAAGATGTTATAGATCTCATCGACTCGCGTGTTGAGTCTTTTGATCTCAGATAGCAGATGAGTAATGACATACCCTGCAAGTCCACCAATGACTAGCAAGGTGCTTATGTAAAGGCTGAAAAAGTCTTGTTGGCTCACTTTTTAGGACTCGCATAACCAAAGACTCCTGCAACGATCGCTCCTAGAATGTGGCGATAGTCTAGAGAGAAGTTTGATGTCGTTCCCCAGACTGCTAGAAAGGCTCCGATTGCTATTACTACTGGATGCTTCATGTTCATTATTCTCCGCCTAACATAGATACTTGAAAAAAAGCCCCATCATTGTCAGCTTCTTTCTTAAAACTAACATGGCAGTGCTTAGTGTGTTTGTTAGCCCCTGTGTACTTTCTCCAACGCCAGTTAAGGACTTTGGAGCAGATCCGTCCATCAAAAATGATGTAACTAATACGCTTCTCTGATTTAGACTTGCAAGCGACACGAAGCTGATCTGCAAGATCTGGCATGATGTCTGGCTTCGATCCCTTAAAAAGGTCACGATCGATGTCGATGGCACGAACCCAGCCATTAGCATCAGGGTTATGATCTGATACGCGATGAGCGTGTCTGGTATCACCGATCCAACCATCCGATGCGCGGTCACGATCTGGGAACGAGTCATCAATCTGCTCTCGTAATTGTGAAGCAGCTTTAGAGAGTCGAGGTTTCATAAGGAACAATCCATTGGCAAGTTTCTTCATTAAAGTCTGTTGCTAGTTCTGGCTTGGGTGCAATAAAAGCATCACGATCTGCATCATAGGTATAACCAATGCCAGCATAATTCTTGCGGATGTTGCCATTGTAAGAAGTACGCTTGCAGACCTGACCTCTAAAATTGCCATACCAAGTCTCTGTGTCTAACCCTTCGATTAACTCTGTTTCATCAATACCAACAATGACTTCTGTAACAATGTTATTCTCATCTAAAAATGCGTAATGTGCCATTATGCCCAGCTCACATTTCCTGTGCCAGCAGTAATTGTCGTGACCTTGAAGCCCCCAGACGGAGCTGCTGTTGATCCTGTCAATCCTGCACCGATAGTAATTGTTTTAGTGTCTGGATACTTTAGAATAACTAAACCTGATCCACCTGCTCCTGAGTTATAGAAAACATCTAAAGGTTGGTTAAGAGATCCACCGCCACCACCGCCACCTGTGTTGGCTGTTCCGCTAGTTGCGTTAGCAGTCTTTGTTGATCCGCCACCGCCACCTGTTCCGCCAGATGATGAAGTTGCTCCAGCGCGTGAATCTAATCCACCACCGCCACCACCGCCATAAGTGACGGATGATCCTGAGATAGATGTACTAATACCATTTCCACCATTGCCAGGAGTAGTGTTACTTGTAACGGAAGTACCTACTGCGCCTGCTCCACCGCCACCTGCGCCCATAGGGTAATTACCTGTGTGAGAACTTCCACCACCTGCATAACCTTGATTTGCTGTACCTGAACCGCCATAAGTTACGACTGCACCACCACCGCCGCCACCGCCAGATCCACCAGTTACGCCATTATTTTCCCATCGACCACCTGCTCCACCACCTGTGGATGTGATCGTTGCAAAAACAGAATTAGATCCGCTATTACCAGGAGCAGAAAAAGCACCATTAACATCTGCGCCACCTGCACCGATTGTCACTGTATAACTTGTTCCAGCACTAACAGTTAATGCACTTGGAAGGCTTCCGCCACCACCAGTTGCCCCGACAGAACAGCGTAATCCACCTGCTCCGCCACCGCCTGCGCGACCGACTGCACCTGATCCACCGCCAGCGATAACTAAGAAATCAACATCGTGGACAATGCTAGGCACACCTATTTGTCCAGCAAGGATTGCACCAATCATTAAGAAACTGCTCCCACTACTGTCCAAGCATTAGCAGCAGTTTTAATTGCAACAGCTGATTTGTATTGATTAACTGTAGGTGCTGCCGAAACAGTGCCAGCACTTGTTACTGTAGTTGTGCCAGAAGTAACTGCGTTAATAGTCAAAGCACCTGCACCAGTATTTAGTAAGGTGACAGCCGTTCCTACTGGAAAATCATAAGTTGCATCTGTTGGAATACTAACTGTCTTTGCAGATGCGTTAGATGTAACCACTAGCACCTGATACTGATCAGTAGATGCAAGGGTGTAAGTAGTACCTGTTTGGCTATTGAGAGTGAAGGCTACCAAGCCATTAAACATAGCCGCTGATAGGACATCTCCTGTTGTTGCTGGGAATCCTGTTGCCATTTATTGCTCCTTTACCATGCTAAACGATTAACGCCTAGTATACCGAACTCTGAGTTGCCAATGATGAAGCCATCGGTAATTGGCTCCATAGTGGTAAAAGTAGTAAACCAGTTATTTGGCTGGATGTCGTGTGCCACGCCCTGAACCTGAATGGTCTTTGTGATGGTATCGCCATTAGGCTGAATGTTAGAAATGGTCACATTACTGAAATAATCAAGGCTAAGAGCTGCCGTGACCCCAGCCGCATAGTCTGGTGTGGTTAGGTCGAGAGTCATGGAATCAATGCGGATCGTGGTGTCCTTGCGGCTATTCACATAGGTAGTAGCCAGATTCATGGCTTCCTCGTCTGTGGCAATAGGCAGGTTTTGTGCGCTAGTGCTGTGCAGGAAGTAGGTGTCCACGCTGGCTGCATCTGTATGGCTTTGCACATTTGAGCTGCCATAGCGTTGGATGTTGGCTTGGTTAATAATCAGCTTGTCATCAAAGGCGAACTTGATGCCAGAATAAGGAATGCCGCCTGTTTGATTAAAGACTGTAGGGGTATCGTCAATGCTTTCGATGGTGCTAGAACGGCTCTTAAATACTGCATTGCCATCTGGACTCATGTAGAACGCGCCTAGCTCACTGAACTCAGCAGCACGAATAGCAGATAAAGCCACGCGAGATTGACCAGAGTCAGCTGAGCAGATAGTGTCACCTGTATCGATGTTACGCATCGAGTTAGGCCATGAAAGCTCTGAAAGTATGCGATTGATACGAGTGCCTGTGTCTTGCCCCGCCCCTGCATCTGTCACAGTTGAGATAGCCGCAAGGTTGAAGATCTTGAAAGCATCGTAAGAAACAATAGTCACATAGCCGATTTCCTGACCTGTTGGATAAGTGTATCGATACTCAGATGTGTAGCCTGAGAATAGATAGTAAGTATTGCCTGAGTATGTCGCTGTAATTTGGATCTTGCGTAAAGGCTTCAAGTATCCATAGATAGGAGAACTTGTATTCTGTGGGTTGAAGTCACCATTGGGATCTAAAATTTTGACCGATGCTGTACCAGCATTGTAAGAATCAGTCATAAGGTCACGACCACGCCTGATTCCTACCTGTGTAGTTTGTGTAGAGTAATCAATAATTAAAGCCTGTGCGTTGCTTCCAGCGAGTTCAGATACGCCAAGGATACCCTTGACTGGATCACCAATAGTAAAAGGATAGCCGTAAGTAGGGCCATCGCTAAAGTTGATTGTTACTCCAATGGTTGCTGGAAGTGCCATTAAACAGCAACCAATCGATCAATAGGCCCGACAATAGCAACATTTCCACTAATTGCAGAACTGTTCATGGCATCGATAATAGATTTCGTTAAGTTTTGGTCTGTTGTCACAGTACCTTCCACCACAACATTAACTGTAGTAGATGGACCAGTTGGGGCTGTTGGGGCTGTAACTGGTGGCAGTCCGCTAATAGTGCCTGTTATGCCCATAGAAGCTGCTGCCTGTGCGGCGTAACGAGAACCTGACAAAGCCTGAGCAAATGATGCTCCACCAAGCAGACCCATAGCCAATGAGTTTTGAGCAAGGGTATTAGTCAATTGAATAGATTGACCCTCAATCTCAATAAGTGCCCGCTGAACACCATCTAAGCCAATTTCCCATGAGATGAAAGGATTGCCTGCATCCATTGAGTAAACCTCATTGAGAGTGGATAGAAGCTGTGTTACTTTTCCTTGAACCTCATTGAGCATTTTTGTGTACTTTTCAATGTCATCAATGTTTTCTTCTTGGATTGCTTTGAGCAAGAACAAGCGGATTTTTTCTTCTTCGCTAATCTTACCTTTAAGGGCTGCTTCAATCTGGATCTTTTGTAGATCGAAGATAGCCTTAGCCTTAGCGATCTTCAATTGATCCTGAGCAGATTTTAATGTTTTCTTTTGTACTGATAATAACTCAGTCGCTCTTTTCTTTGCATCTGCCTCAGCTTTTTTACGAGCGGCTAAATCTGCTTTTTGAGTATCTTGACCAAGTACGCTTAAAGAGCGATTGCCAAAACCGCCAGCAATTTTGCCATCCCTTAGTGCATAGTATTGCTGTAAATATTCTCCAGCCTTCAAGCCTACTGTAACATCAATAAGGCCAGCAATTGCACTAGATAAGGTATCAATTTTCTTTATCGTGTCATCGACAGTTTTACCGCCAGAGATGGCTGTCAAGGCATCTAGTAAAGACTTTCCGATTTTTTCGCTTGCTTGCTCGGATGCAATAGATAATTTGCTTATTGATCCAACATAAGAATCTGCAGCAGATTTTCCTTGGCCAGCAAATAAAACCTGTAACCTTTTCTGCACTTCCTCAAAATTAGAGGATGCCAATTCTGCTTGCGTTAGACCCAGATTTAATGATCTTAATCCCTTAAAATTACCCACATAGGCTTGAGATAATTTCTCAGATGTGCTTGTGATATTTTGCCCTGTTCCTGCTGAAACATCCATTGCAAGATTAAGCAACTCTTGGCTCTTAGTTACTGAACCTGTTACCTGTAGTAACTTAATCATTGCTGGTTGCAATTGATCGCGATTTACACCTGTTGCTCTTTCAACCTTATCAATGTAAATGTCTAAATCACGACTAGCAAAAGCAAGGCCAAGATTTTTAACAGCATTAGTTAGTTGTACTGCTTCTAATTGCGAATCAGCAAAAGCCTTGACTGCATTTTGAGAATAGCGAGCAAGTTGGGCAGCACCAAAAGTAATACCGAAAGCACCAGCCAATTTCTTGACTTGGGCAGTAAGCATGGAGACTTGTTTTTCTGCTTTGTCAAAAGCCTTTTTGCCTGTGTATTCAGCGGCTATGTCAATCTTTACATCGGTTGCCATTACTTAACCCTCGCTTCTAGCTTGTCGCGTGATTTCTCGATAGCCTTAATTACAGCTGCTGTTGCTTTGCCTTGATCTTCTTTCCATGCGCGGAAGATAGCGCGACCCTTCATCTTACGAGATGCGCGACCTGATTGACCTTCTCCGCGTTGATAAGCATCTACGATCCTGCCTGTACGATCAATCGCATCAATAAATTGTTTTCCAGCATTAGGGTTATTGGATAAGGACTCGCCTTTGTTTCCAGAGCGAATGTTCTTGCCATAATTGACATGCCCAGGGGCTACTACCTTGTAAATCTTTGCTTGTGGTCTGCCATTAGGATTTAAGCGACCAGCAGTCTCATAGATAGAGCCAGTCACAGAAGCATTGACAATGCGAGCCAAGGAACGCCAACCAGAGCGGTTAGGTTTAGATGGAGTTGTTTTGTAACCAATTCCTCGTTTAGCATCACCACTAGACCAGATGCGCTTGCTCCATACACCTTGTTGATTTGCATTAGCCCAACCGCTTAAAGGAGTTGTTGATGGAATGTAACCTCGGGCTGCCTTAGTGATTGGCTTTAAGATTGCTCCCAATTCTTTTTGTGTTTCTTTTGCTAAATCTGGAGAAAACTGTTTAAGGGCTTTGCGAAGCTCAATGCCGCCTTTGACGCTTGCTGGCATCGCTCACCTCTTTCGCTTCATCCTTGAGACCTTGTAGCAATGCTTGGAGCATTACCTGATCTAAATCTAGTAACTGCTGTGGCGAGATCCCTAACCTGATGCTCAAGCGAGCAATCAAGTAGGTGAAAGGAAGATCCCGCTTTAAGCTAAAGGGTCAGAGTCAAGCACCTCAACACTTTTAAGTGTCTCGATGAAGTCCATCCCAAAAGGCTTAACAGTTTCACCTGACCTGCGTGTTACTTCCCATGCTAACCAATAGACATCGCTCTGCTTTTCTTCATCGCGAAACGCCTTATGGAAGCCCTTTTTAGCGTACTGCTCGAATGAGTACTCCACTGCTGGAGTGATCTCGCCTTCTAGTACGCTTCCATCTGTACGAACTATCTTTAGTCTTGCCATGAGTTTGCCCCTTTATTAGTTGTTTAGAATGTGCCTGTTGTGGCTACTGCAACAGTTGAGTTAGCAGTAAATGTAATCGATTGTACTCCGATGTCAGCGACAGCACCATTGATGTCGGTGGTGTTGTTGATCAACAGAGAAACAGTATAGAGAGGGTTTGTCGCTGAAACAGCTGTTCCCTTTTCCTGTAGGAATACACATGTGACTGTTGTACCCCATGCAGCTTGTAGTGTTGCCAATACATTTGCTGTTGCTGTGTCATTTAGGAAGTCGATTGTTACAGATGATGCTTCCAAGCCCTTAACGAACTTGTGTGCTGTGTCACCCATTGCAGTTACTTCTAGCTCATCGAATGTGCGGTTAAGAGTAATAGATGTTACATGGTCAGAAAGATCAACAGTGTTAATCTTCACGCCTACTTTATTGTTTAGAAATACAGCCATGAGATTATTCCTCGTCTTTCTTAGTAGTTACTGGCTTTGGTGTTGCTGGTGCTACCTGCCCGATTTTGATCAGGAAGGCTTCGTTTTCTTTTTCCCACTCGGACATTTTAACTCCAACTCGTAAGGATTGATACGGACATCTCGCAGCTGAGTAGGTCACCCGATGCAGCGTTGAGAATACTTGGTGCGCTGATTGCGCTTACATTATAGACGAGAGATGATGCTGCGAGCTTTGCGAACACGCTACATACAGTATCTTCGATCCCGTTGAGGTTGCCTTCATTGTCAAATAAAGGCACAGTCATGACAATCTTGAAGTTAGCCATTGGGCTAATTGTGATGTGCTGATTATTGCTAGGTGTTAGATAAGGATCATCTGGAGACACGATTACAGAGTTAGCAAGAACTGTGGCAGGTGGAAAGGCAAAAGTCTGCCACTTAGCGTTATTGACTAGAGCAGTCGCTAGAGTGGTGCGTAGTGTCGTGATGGCAACAGGCATTATCCCACCATCGAGCGTGGGTCTAGTGCGTGAGCGATCAATCCTCGCACCTTAGCGAGAAGCTGTGCGCTCATTCGGTAAGGGCTTGGCTGGAAATCGACTGCG